GCATTGTTCAAAATATTCGCACCCTTAACTTGTTTAGTGTAAGCCATTGACCTAGCCAATGACTTTGTATATCGAGCTGATAAAGTGTCGTATAAGTTATCTTCAACGGCTTCCTCAGTTAAACTAAATGCTAAAGCAATAGTTTCGTGAGTGTATCTTGCAGTGAAAGATTCTTGTGCAGTATCGAAACCGACACCCGCACCTTCCGCTTTCACGGCAGCTTGGCCGAATCCAACTAACATTACTTCTTCTTCAAAAGCTCTGTCGCTTGATTCTTGTTCAAAGATCTCTGCTGCTTCGTTTTCGTAACGAGCATATTCCATGCCGAACAGTGCGTTCAGACAGGTTCGAGTTCTTTGGCAAGTTGAGCTCTATTAATAGCCATATGTCAAATCTCCTTATTCCTAGCCTACACTGAGTACGGTAGGTATAGCTTGTACGTTTAACCTAACAATCGCTAATCGACCGGCAGCGGTTTTATCCGAATTGCCAGGAGAATCCTCGAAACCGAGTATTCTCAAGTTAAGTGTAGCAGTAGTATTAGAGGAACTAACGTCGAGTTCTCCATAAGAAACACCAGTAGTGGTGCTCCCTGTAGTCGAAGTCACGAAGTCAGCATTACTAAAAACAAGACCATCAGCGGCAGCAGCATCGCAGTTAATTAAATACAATGCGTAGGGGTCGTCAACAATGGACGCTTTACAAGCTGTGCTTGATTTCAAGCTAGCAGTTCCTGGATAGTAGTTAGACCATACAGGTTTGCCAGTGAGATCAGTATATTCACATCCTACAAAGACACCAAGGTTGGCAACAGTACCACCAGCGGCAGCCCCAGCATAACTAATCACTCCCGTGTTTAACGGAATAACTGGTTGACCATAGTAAATAGCGTTAGCTACTCCCGTGATCCCCGAAGTTTGAATAGAATACGAGCCTACACCCTGGTTGTTATAGTTGCCCCCGACTTGTCGGTATGGGCGTAGCCCAAATTTAGCATCTATATTTGCCATGATATGTCTCCTTTTACTTAGACATTACGAAGAAGACACACAACCTTACTCATTAAGGTTTTTTGCCTCCTCCAAACGTTACTCTACTTTGCCTTTCCTTGTGGATCGGCATCGAAGGATGCTCATCTTTGTGTAAATCTCTATCAATGGATGCTTGTTGATCTGAGGTTTGGCGCTGGAAGTAAGCGTCTCTGTCTTCCTTTACCTCGATCGGGCATCGCATTAATATTAATCCTCCAAAACCTATAACACCGTCGTGCTTTCCGCCACTCATGACAGCTAAGTCAGGGCGGTCTGGATACTCATCGGCGCGAACCGCTTCGTATCCTGATCGTATTCGTTGCAAGACGTTTTGTTCATCTTGCTGACCACGAAATTCACATCGTACCCACCTATGGTGAAAACCTTTTGGTGGATCGGGAGCCTCTAGGCTAGAGGGAGGGACCCAACCTCTTTCACGAGCAACCTTCTCGCGGGTTTCAGTTTTGCGTGACGTTTTATTTATCTTAGTACTCATGTTACGCCTCCTTCACGTGTTTGGCATATTCCTCTAAGGGCACACCGAGTTTTTTCGCAATAGCTATCTGCGAGGGTGTGAGTCTCACAGTACGGCGTCCAGTTTTTGTCGATCGATTTGCAGAGGCAACCGTCTGGACTACTCGGCTGCTCTTGTCTTTATCCTCAAATTTATGAGGAAACTCTTCTCTCATACGTTTGTTCAATTCACTATAGTACTCATCGCTCTTCCCGTCAAACCCTTCTTGAGAAATAAGTTTTTTATGAATGGACAACGCTGTGTAAGTCATGGCTTCATTATCACCAAACCAAGAGTTTTTCCCCGCCCACGCTTCCGCTTTAGAGTCGGGCTTGACCTTGTTCAATGGTAATGGCCGTTCTACTTTAGTGTCCTTACCTTCCTTACGAGCTTGTTCAAATTCCTTGCGTTGCTTGATCGTGGCGTTGGCACGTTCCTCTTCAATGGAAAGCCTCGCAATCGCTTTTTGCGCCTCCACTTGCGCCTTTACATCATTATTGGTAATCGCTTTTTCTAAAACTTGTTGAGCCTTGTCTAATTCGGAAGAAACACGCTTTTGATATTCATCAATATAACCTGCATCAACCTTGGTAACTTTTCCTTTTAATTCATCCCGTTCCTTCTTTATGGACTCAGCAAATCTTAAAGCCTCCTCTTTTTGCCGTTCAGCCTCTCTAATTTTAAAGGTCATTTTATCAATGCGCTTCTTAACGGCTTGAGAATATTCTTCTTCTTCAGAAGAATCTTTTTCCTTATCCTTATCTTTTTCCTCCCCCGCGACAGGTTTCGCTGTCTTTTCCTCTACAACAACTTTTCCTTCTTCCTCTTTTTCTTTAATTTCTATATCCATGGACTCGCCTGACGTATCAAGCGGAACCATCTTATCGGCATCTGACTTTACTGTGTTTACTGTGTTTACTGTTTCTTGTGGCATGGTACCTCCATGTTAAATAAATGTTTTAGGCAAGATATCACGCGGGTGATCAATCGTTGCTAGTATTTCATCATCATTGATGATTCGTAATTCACCGCCTTCAATGGAAATACGCGAACCCGCGTACTTGGCGATGATAACCCAATCCCCCTCTTTGCACCAAGGCTTATCGGGAAACCGTTCCTTGTCCTTATAAGCGTCGGGACCTACCTTTAAGACTTTACAAATGTTTGTTGTAACCTGAGCCTCTTCAATTGTTTTATCGGTAAGATGAAGTCCGCTCTTCGTTTTTGATTTAAGTGTTAAAGGTAAAATTACAATACGGAAGCCCGTCGGCTGGGGAATTTTCTCTGATTCTTTCTTTTTTTTCTGTTCACGTTTCGTGTCAAGAATGTGTGGCGGTAAGATCAGACTGTTCATCGTCATAAAGCTCCTGTTTTTTCAGCAGGTCCGTGAGTTCCTGTTGTATTTCATTGTAACCATGTAATTTCCCTAAAAGATATTTATAATCCTCTAAAGTCTTTACATCGCTTGTTATAGCCTCATTAACGTTATCTTGTCTAGTTTTTAATGTCCCCCTAATATAATCAATAATTTTTATTATATCCATAAGCTACGCGTGTGACCGTACAATCTCCGCTAACTTTTCGCAACGGTTCTTTGTTTGTTTGTGCCAGCGTGAATCTTTCATCTGCAAATGCGCTTCGTGGTAGTCCTTTTCTTCAAGGGATTTTATAAATTTTCGGAAATTTTTTACCCCAGTGGGGCCCAGTTGAAAAATCATCTCCACCACTACGCCCCAAATTTCACGTGGAAGATCTTTTATGTGACCAACAACTTGCATGGCACCTTGATGCGCTTTTTCGAGATCTTGCTTAAAAAGATCCATTAATTGTTGCTTGGGATATTCAACACCCTCCTTGAAAGGAAAGTCATCCTTTGTAATGAGATGTCCCGCCCCTATTGTACGAAGACCTAATGTGTCTTTATAAACGGTATTGCGCCACCCCTCACTCTCAAGAATTCTATCTTCTAGGTTCATTTGTTGAAACCTTAGATGTATCTTTTTCTTGTGGGTTTTTTAATCATTCCTCCCTTGGCTTTTTTTTTTATTTTTCCACCAACGAAAGGAAACACACTCAAAATATCAATAATCTGATCTTTAGTAAATCCCAAACCCTTTAATTGTGCTCTTTTTTTTAAAAAATCCGATTTATCACTCATATTTTCTCCTTATTTTCTATTTTAACGCTCGCTTGCTTGCTTCCTCCCACATAGAGTCCGAACCACGCGGCGCCTGCGCCTACCACCACCGACACAAATGCAGACTGTGCATTAGTAGGTTCTGGCAGTTGCATGAACCATTCCGTTGTACGCCAAAAGGCAATCCCATAAAGAGTAATTAATAAACGGGGGAATACTCTCCACTTATCAAATTGTCCTGGCTTAATCATTTTTTATTTTTCATATGTGCAAGACCTGCTTTACCAAATCTATACCCAAAAGAACTACCAATGCATATATACAAACAGGT